CGCTTTCGATCTTCGCTGCCGCATCAAGAAAGGCTTGTTTGTAAGCCGCTCGAATCGATGGAATCGTCGACCGGACTACCGCAGTTACCCCCGACGGCCTAGATGGATCACCCCCTCCCTTTGGTTGTTGGTTGACCACGTAGAGAACAAGCCCCGCGATGATCACCCAAGGAATCCAGTTGTCTTGTTTCGATGCCATCGTCGCTCCATTTTGCCCTATGCCAACTCACCGAGCCCCTATTGCTGCGTAGTTTCGGGTTGGCTAGGGGTTATTCGTCGTCGTCGTCAAGCATTTCAAGCAACAAGGAAGCTTCGACGGTTTCCTTGAATTCGCCTGCGTGATAACCCGATAATAGCATGGTTTGCATCGGGACTAGCTGGTATTCGTAAGCGGAAAGATAGCCGTTGTCCTTAGCCCACTTCCAAGCCTTAAACGCCAACTGCATCAGAGCGAAAATCAGTGCTAGCGTGGCCGGATCGATGAACTTCATAGTTGGCTTGCCGTTGCGATACTCAACAAAAAGCTTTCGCCTAAGCGACCGCTTGGCTTTGCGTTCATTGCCATCGGCGTCGGCGTAGCACTGCGCAAAAGTAGCTTCGTGGGCTTTGGTCGCTTCCTGGAGTCGTTCTAGAAAACTCACTTTGCCACCTCATCGGGCTTGCTCAGGTTCGCTTGCAAGTCTGCAAGGATTCTTTGAATTTCGGCAAAATCCGCTACGGTTGCGGGCTTGACCGTTGGCCGGGTCGCGTCGGAGTTAGCCCACAAGCCAACACCGCCGACGATGATTGCACAGTGCTCAAACGGGACGGGTTGCCGAGAAATAAGAGCCTGGACAACCAGGAAAACAGATGGTGCGATAGCCACTATGGTGGCCTGTGTTCGCTTCGATTTAAGAGCTTCGAGCCAGTTCATTTTGAAATCTCCTTTCCAACATCTTATCCACCGTCAAGGGGCTTGACAATCACCTGGGCAAATTTTCATCGACCGGAAACCAGGTGCACCAAATCGCCATCAAGCAAAACAGAAACGCCGCGGGGCAGGACATTAGGGCAATGTCGTGCAAAATATCAAGAATAATCCACTCGAAATGGAGCGACGCTAGGTCGACCCAAAAGAAAAGCACCGCGACGGATCGAAGGGCCCAGAGGCAGGATTGATAGAGTTTGGTCATTGGTGAACCTCGATTTCCGTCCCAATCGAATCGTAGGGCTCGTTTATGTACCACTTTTCGACCGTGAGCCGGTAAACTTGCCCGTCGTCATTGTAGGCAATTTCGTTCAGTGCATCCAGAATTGCCTTGCCAACATTATCTAGGTCGGGCTTTGTAGTCTTTGGCTCTCGCTGTTGCCGTCGCTTTTTACTGTGGTCTTTAGGTCGCTCAAACCAGCAAACGATCTTGATCGATACCGGCCCCTCCAGCACTTCGCCGCCTGCGTTGGCGTAGGCTAGCCTGATTGCTTGTTTGTAGGCGTGAACTGGATCGCTTTTCGGGATGTAGGGCATGCAAGTTAGCTTTCCTTGCTTCGTTTTAATAACCCGGAAGCTATGCCTTGGTTGTGCAATTGGTTCTCCTGGAATGAAGATCTTCATTCGCCCACCTCCCTGAACAGTCGGTCTAAGTACCATGCCGACTTACGCAAGTCATCAACGCCGCCCTTTTCCTTGTACCTCCAAAGGTACTTCATTACGTTGCCCCGAAGGTAGTCGGGAAAGCCATCGCCAAGGGCGGCTTTAATCGCCTCGATACACTCGATGCCGCCTTGCTTGTAGTGCGAAGGGTTGATAGGGTCAAGCCTGTCGATTATCTCAAGCTCAGCGATTGTGCAAGGCCCTTTAATGTGCCCGCAATTAGACTCGAAACTATATTTGCGTTCCGAGCTGTCCCCGATCGAAGCAATCGTGCCTTCCGTGCCGTGATGCTTATGCCCCGGCAAAACGAATCGCACCGCATCGCCAACTTTGATAGGGTCGCTAACCCGCCCTCTGGCCTCCATTATGCCATCGACAAACTCATCGACGTTTACGCCGTCCATGCAGGGGCTAGGGGCTAGGGGGCCGCTCAAACTATCCGGAATTTCCGGAATGTTAGTTTCAGCTGTAAAGGAATCCTTGACAACTGGCGGTTCGACGGGTCGGCAGTGACCTGCATACATCCACCACGTCGCGCCTTTAGCGCCTTCGACTCGAACAGTGCCATCGACCTTGTCTTTTACCTCGCACAACACCCAAACCTTATCGCCTGCTTTCATTTGCCCGCCCTCCTTGCTGGATGGTTCTTGTTTGTCAATTGTCTCACGCATTTCAATAGCTCCTGATTTCGTTCCTGTAGCTTCTCAACTTGCCTTTTAAGTTTACCGGCTTCACGTTGAAGCGTTCGGACTGTCGCTCGTAGTGTTGGTTTACTTGTCTTCATGCCTCACCCGCTCATCGTCAACGATAGCCTCAAGGGCGTGAAGCTGGTAAATCTCCCAGCACCGCGATTCTTGCAGCATCATCGCAATAGCTTTATCGAAGGCCATTTTCGCCGCTTCAATTGAGCAATCTATTCCGCTCAAATCCAGCCCGCTTAACGCCGCCTCTGCGTACCTCCTAAATTGTTCTCTGTCTTCCATTTGCTGCTTGTTCATTAAAAAGCTCCGTTGTTAAAATTATCGTGCAAGGGCTTAGCCTGCATGAAACCATCCGAAAACCGCTTCCCGTTGAAGCTAAGTGTAATTTGTGCGATCTTGCCGTTCCTTTGCTTCTCAAGCAACAGGCTAGCCGTTTCGCTGTCCCGCTTCTCTCGATGCAAGAGCATTACGATATCCGCATCCTGTTCGATTGCCCCTGAGTCGCGCAAGTTGCTAATTCCAGGCACCTCCCCCTCGGCTTGACGCCCTAGCTGGCAAAGCACTAGCAACGCAATGTTTAGCTGCTTGCTGATCCTGGCTAAGTCGTTGCTTATCATTGTCACCCGCTCGTAGATCGACTTGCCCTCCGAGGCTCTGATTAGCCCAAGGTAATCAATAACCGCTAGTTTGATCCCGCGTTTAGCAACCTCAGCACGTAGCCTAGATTCAATCCTAGCGACATTAGCCCCGCTGGCCTGCCAAACGTACAAAGGTAGCTTCCTTGCGTCGTCGCAAGCCTTGAGCATCCCGAATACCTTTTCGTCGGTGTAGGTAAGCGTTTGCATTTCCGTGATGCGCATGTTGGCATCTCGAACGAATTGCCGTTGGCTGATTTGCTGGTTCGACATTTCGAGCGAAACAAATAGACTCGGATGCCCGCTGGCCGCTGCGTGATGCGCAATATCCATAGCCATTGCCGATTTGCCGATCGACGGCCGCGCCGCAAGGATTGCGTAAGATCCTAGCGGGATGCCGCCCGATAGCACCTCATCAAGTTCGCGAAACCCTGTTTGAACTACCGAAGACTGAACCTTACTCGATCTTGCATCCTCAAGAGCCCCGAGGTAGTTCGACATCATCTCCCCGATTTGCTCTATGTCGTCGCTGCCGGTCCCCTTGGCCTTGGCTAGTTTCTGTTGAGCAAACCCGATAACGTCGTCTGGCTCGAAGGATAATGTTTGGGCTTCTGCCAATGCAAGTTCCAAGGCAACAACAACCCGCCTGCGCTCTGCCCATTTTGCAAGCTCCTCGGCATGGTACAAAACATGGCCCGGGGTCGTCTTGGTAATCAGATCGCCTAAGATCGCTGGCCCGCCGATCTTTTCCATTACGCCGCTCTTGATAAGCTCGGACAGCATTACCGATTCACGCCAAAACTCGACGCCTGATTTTGCCATCGCATGGAACGCCCCCCAAAGGTCGGCCATCGATTGGGACAGGAAATCATCCTGCGTTACGATACCGGACGCTTGGTGGAAATCTTTTGGCCTGAGAAGCACCCCCGCTATCAATTGCGTCTCGATCGCTTTGGCTGTTTCGATGTGCTGACTGTGTAGTTTCATGCTGGCTCCCAATTAGAGTCTACTTTCGGTAAATCAGATTCACGCTTGATCAACTTGCCCGTCGCCGGGCTTCGCTCTGGTTCGATGTACCTTGGCTTGATGCCCTGATACTCATTGGCCGTCGCAAACTGGATGCAATCCAGCAAGTGCGTTTTGTCGCGGTAGGATTTATCCCACCCAAGGCAAAGCCTAGATCGATCTTTGATGCGATGCCCGATATCAACCCGCATTCGCTCGAACGCCTTAAGAGCCTCTCGGATCTCGGGAGAGTCTAGCCTTGGGGGTACGAGGAATTCGCCGACAGTCTCTTTGGGCTTGCGCTTTGGTTTTTCGTCTGGGGGCGGTTCGGTCGCTTTCGGTTTTTGGTCCACCCTTGAAGGATCTGCCGCTTCTCCCCCTTGGGGGATTAAGGGGGTTTTAACTAACGGATCAGAATCCGAAACAGAATCCGAAACCGTAACCCCCGGTTTTTGTTCGCCGTTTGTTCCTGGTTTGTTCGCCGTTTGTTCCGGTTTTGCTTTCGGTTTGCTCCCCGCTTCGCTGCGCATTTGCGATATCTCCCCGAGCCTAGCCATTCGTCGAGAATATAAAACGCCCCTTGAATCCCTGGATAAAACGCCCTTTTTCTCCAATTCCTCGATCGCTTTTACCTTCTCCGAACGGTCCCCGCCTGAAACCGCGTCGGCGATATCCTCGTTTGACCTTGGCGATCCGTCCGGCCAAATCAGATAGCCCCGCTCCTTGGACTCGAACATGAAGCAAAGCAAATCGACTAACAAACCCCGAGCAAAAATGGAACAAAACCGTAACTCAGGATCCTTGAGCCAATCGCCCGTAAAGAACCAGAACCCAGGTGATTTTGCCCCAGGGCTTTTCCGCTTTCCGCTGCCGTCGTCGCTGCCGCTCATTTTGGCGTCCCTGTCCAAAAAATCCCCCTCGATGCAAAAAGCGTGGCAGCCAGTGCGCTAGATCGCGCAAAGATGCACCGAGGGGGTTTGTGTTTCTTGTCTAGCTGCCACACTGACGCAATCATTTTAGACATTGTTGAATCCTTGGGAATACGCTGTGCTCTCATTTCTTTCTGTGTCCCATTACGCTTTGAATCGAACTGTGAGACCAGTCGGCTTTGCCTTTAGCTGTCAAGACGCCATCCTCCTTCATTTTCTTCGCTATCTCTCTCAGTGTAAAACCGTCGCTCCTCATCTGTCGCATTACCCTAACGGCTTTCAGTTGATCCGGGACCGGCTCAATCCTGATTCGGTCCTCCGCCAGCCTGTAGCCAAAAGGAACCTGGCCTGTTCTTTCGTTTCTTAGCCTCTTGGCTTTCAGCGCATCTTTCGTTAATCGGTTGTGCGCCATGTTTTTTCCGTGTGCCTTGGAGTGGCATTTGACGCACAGAGGGATTGTCTTTTTGCCGCCT